GCTCTTTGTTTCTATTGGAGTCATTTCAAATACTTACGAATCTTTTTTTGTCTCGCTTGTATTTGATTCTACTTCATCTGTTTTACTTTGTACAACCGTAAAACCATCGCTGGGGAGCAAAGGCGTAAGCTCACTTTGTAAAACCCTCAAACCCATCTGCATTAAAGCAAGCTCACTCGAGCGTGTATTAATCAAAGTGTTTGATATCTGAAGATCACGTACCTTGTTTTGGGCTGCCTCAGAGAAAGCGCTGCTATCGTACTCTCTCTGTTCGCCGTCAACAAAGACAACAACTTTATTATTGTCTGGTAAGTCACTCATTAGAATGGCAGATCATCTGCGGTTACTTGTGACGCTGGTGCTGGTGCTGGTCTAGCTCCTGCATTGTTTGGCTCAACAAAACTTAAATTAAGAGCTGGCGCTCTGTCATTTTCAGTTTCATTTTTATATGCAAATACAAGCATCTCTTTACCGTCAACTTTTACCTTGCCGTTTAAGATATATTTCTTAGAAGAGTCCTCTGTTTTCCAAAGAGCTCCTTTATTATTATCATCATATTCCATTGGCTTCTACCTCCTTTTGGTACCAATCTTCTAAAATTTTAGCAACCTTGTAAGACATGCCTCTGTCATAGAATCTATGTCCTTCTTGATTACTAACCCTTTCAAGATAATCATGAACGTCATGATTAACTCTCGAACTCACTGATTTTTTTGGATTTAAATCATCCATTTTTGTCCTCCACAATTCTTGTGTAAATTCTAGTATCGCCCTCTGATCTATATCCTTCGACCTCATGCACTGGAATCTCCTTATCTTCGATTAATCTTTTATAATCAATCCTCCCAGTAGCTTGGGTTAAATGACACTTCACAGATGGGGTTCTAAAAGCTCCGTTGTTATCACTAATCAACCTTGCTGATATTTCTTTTTTATCAGCATCAAGCTCTTTAATTTTTTGTTGTAATATTTTAATTTCCAACATAACGCTTACTAGTTTTTTAGTGTCTTCGTTATCGTCCACATCTTTATAAGGAACACCGGGTTCTTTATATTCAATAGACCAACGTGCAATATTCTCGGGATCTTTCTTGGCTGTGTTATACCAATCAATAAAATCTTTTGCTTTTGGTATATAGATATTTGCCCAATCAGGATCTCTATCAACCCACTCTTGGACATACTCTCCGGTTTCATACCACTGAAAGAACAACATCTCATCTATGTCCATGCACTCCATGCCAAGCTGCATTTGATGCCAATAGTTTCTTTTTTGTTTTTTAACATCCTTGATTGGTTTTGTTTGTGGACATTTAATTTCAACTGCTGCTGGTCCACCTTTTCTACCCTTCAGAAGTATTCCATCAGGACTCATTCCTAGCCAATCATAATCAGGATGATTCACAAAAGGTGAGTCTTGAATAATATAACCAAGACTCTCTAAAGTTTTAATTGCCTTGGGCTCGTTTTCTTTACCCCTAGTAATGGCGTAAAGTGCACGAGAGTCAAAAGGTCTTTGTGGAAGCATGTGCTCTTCTCTAAACATATCAATAGCTAGGTCATCCCATTGATCTCCCTTAGCCCATATATCTTCTTTTACAGCACGTTGTATTCTTGTGCCAGTAATTTTGCCCATTCTTAAAGCAAACCATTCTTTGGTTCCTTGAACTATTTTTGCTGACTGTGTCATTTAGCACCTGCCATTTTTGTGTAATGTAGGTTAATTTTTTCTCTCGCTTCTTTATCTCCAGCAAGTGTTGCTACCTTATCGTAGTTCTTAAATATTTTTTCTTGCTGTGATTTATCTTTGCTTGCTGATATTTCACTTACAAACATGTCAAATATTTTTTCCTCTTCCGGCTCGCCCTCATCGCCAACCATTTCCGGTTCTACTGTTTGCTCAAATGGTACGCAGAAGAATTGAATCAGTGCATCACGATATGCAAAAGATTTTGCAGCCTCTAAGTCTCTGCCTTGAGTTGACTTGCTTTGTCCAACATATGCAGTGTCAACAAAGGATCCATCTTCTAAAGATAAAAATCTTAAGGTTCCTTTCAATAAAGAGTATGACGTTTTACCATCCTCGGACAGTCTTGTTCTTACCTTTAGATCGGGCAAGAAGTTTGTGGTTACCTTGTTCATCGCCAAGGGTTTAGCGAGCGACGCATAGACATCGTCTATACCTCTGTAGTTATATTTTGAGAAGCTATTGTATTTAGATTTCTCGATTGGGTTTTCTAATAAGTACTCTTGTATGTTTGCAAGAGCATTAAATATTTTACTATTTTCTGACATTGATACCTCCGTTTCTTAAGATACATTGTAAATTAATTGACAAAAGAATACAACAGAATTATTCTACTCATCAAAGGAGGTTATATGTCGTTAAAACACATCACAGAAGTTGTACAACTAGAGGGCATCAGCCCGACCCAAAAACTTATTTTATTTATCATTGCTAATTACTCAGATGAGTTTGGTCAAGCCTATCCATCTCACGGAAGGTTAATGAAAATAAGTTGCCTAAGTAGAAGTGCAGTAATTAAAAACTTAAACAAGTTAAAGGATCATGGATATATAGACTGGGTAAATAGAAATGATACATCAAATTTATATACCCTAACTTTTAGTGGGGGGGGTGTCTCAGAAACACAGGGGGGTCTCCCAAAGATACACAATACTAAAGATTATACTAAACAAGTATATATATTAGATTACGAAAAAATTTATGAGATATATAAAGATAGGTGTGATAAAAAATATTTTACACATTCTGCAAACTCATATCTTATTAGAAACAGGTGGAACGAACTAAAGCAATTAGCAAGAAAAGGATTGGTTTCACCGAAGACGGGAAAAAAATTAGATCTAACAACAGAAGAGTTTTGGGAATCTTATTTTGACATAGCAAACAACTCAAAGTACTACAGGAACAGATTAGATGGTCTTATGAAAAACAAGCCAGACTGCAGGACCCTATTATCACCAACACAATTTAATTCAATTATAGAGAGGAAACATGGATAAGAAAATTTTTGATAAAGAACTAGAAGGAAACATCATAGCTGCCATGATCATGGAAAGATGGTGCTTTGAAAAAGCACAAGACAAAGGCATAGCACCTGATGACTTTGTGCACCCAGCATTTAAAAAAGCTTACAGCATTATGTTTACAAGCAATGTAAATGATTATGTAAGCATATCTTCTGCGATGGATAATGAAATGCAGGCACAGGAAATTAAAGAAGAGGTTCTTGGTTTTATATCTTCAGCTTCTTTTACTCACTGGCTTACTCTTCTGTTAGTTAAATCAGCACATAGAAAATTAAATAATCTTGGAGACGAGATACCAAAGATTGTGCATGAGGACGGAACCATTGAAGAGAAGATAGATCGAGTCAATGCCAAGCTTATGGAAAATAAGATCACCAAAAACTTTGGCATCCCCAAGTTAGCTAAAGATATATCTGTCAATATTATGGATGAGCTGTCTCAATCGGGGGAAAGTAAAACAACAATCAAAACAGGATTCACCAACGTAGATAACAAGATCCATGGATTTAAACCCGGAGATCTTATTGTTGTAGCTGGAAGACCTGCCATGGGTAAAACTACTTTCGCAATGAATGTTGCAACCAACAATGCACTGGCTGGCAAGAACGTGCTTGTGTTTAGTTTGGAGATGACCAACGAGCAGCTGCTTAAAAAAATAATAAGCTCAATCTCAGAAGTACCTATGGATAATATTTTAAAAAATAAGATGGATCAAAATCAAACTAAAAAGTTTGTTGATGCGATGCAGATGATTAACGAAACCAATCTTTATCTTTTTGACAACGCACCAGTAACCATAGAAACATTGATTAACAAAACCAACTCGCTGGCTGTATCTAAAAAAATAGATCTGATAGTGGTAGATTATTTGCAACTTCTTATGACATCATCCAAGGCTCCAACCAATAGCGATTCAAGAGCCGCATCTATGACTTACATTTCCAATCTTCTGAAGGGGCTGGCGAAACAAGTTTCGTGCCCAATAATTGCTTTGTCTCAATTAAACCGTGGTGTTGAGGGTAGAACCGATAAACGTCCGGTCCTTTCGGATCTAAGAGACTCGGGCTCCATTGAACAAGACGCAGATATGGTAGCCATGCTTTACCGGGATGGTTACTACACGGACAACCCAAGTGATACATCATCAGAAATTATATTTAGAAAAAATAGACTAGGAGATATTGGCACCTTTGGTTTATCATTCCAAGGCGAGATCTCAAAGTTCTCTTCTACGTTAGATGAGATATTTGGGGGCAGCAATAAAGTTAAAGACCTATACGAGCAAATATGAATCAAGAAGAAAACTTTCATCAAATGCTTAGGGACATCATTCCTAAGATCCAAGAAACAAGAATTAACGTACTCAAAGCAGAAGCTAATCTTAAAAAAGTTTTTTGGATTCAGTTATGCATAGCCAAGGACGACGGGGAAAGAAGTTACAACGCACAGAAATCTAAAGCCGAAGCCTCAGAGGATTACTACACAGCATCAATGGGAGTAGCAGCAGCCAAGGCTAGTCTTGATGCATTACAGACAGAGAAGGCTGCGGTTGATATGCAGTTCGAGGAGTGGCGTACTAAGATGGCTAACCTAAGAATGGAGAGATCTAGGTATGGTGCTTAAAGGTAAGGCACCAAACAAAGAAGAGAGAGACTGGATGGATGCAATTGCAACCATGGGTTGCATAGTTTGTTGGGATCAGTTTGATACCTTTAGCCCAGCTGAAGTACATCACATTGATGGCAAAACAAAACCCGGAGCACATTTAAACACAATACCTTTATGTTTTAGACATCATAGGGAGGGAGTAAACAATGATATGTACGTCTCCCGCCACCCATAC